CTAAACAATCACCGTTTGATTGGTCAGAATGAATCAGGTGAAGATTTGATTCAGGTTGCTACTGGTTCTTCCCATTGGAGTTTCTCATTCTTGGGTTATGATGGTCAGGGCAAAGTCAGAGTTGGTGCTGGTTGCAATTACAATCCTCTTGTTTTGATTGAGGACATTCTTCAAAAAATCCAACACGGACTTGAGATGCCTGTCGAACTCGACAGGATAGATTTCGACAATCAGAGTTTTTCAGAGGACTGGCGATGAAGGAAGAAGATGGAATTGCGGGTCTTGAGTTCAATCCGTTTTGGAATTGGGTCGCCAAGAAAATCGGGATGCTGATTTGATGATTTCTTGGAGTGAGGAAATCGGAGAGGGGGTAATTCGACTTGTTGGGTTCGATAAGAACATGAGAGAGTTGGTGAATATGATTCAAACTGAGAATCGCTGGACAATCGAACTTGATGGGCGACTAATCAAAGTTGAGGGCAATCACTGCAATGACCCACTGAGGTTTATCGAGTGCTTGGTTTCACCAAATCTCGTTGTGAATCCAACCACCTCAAAACATATCGTCTTGGAGTTCACACACGGTCATGGAGAAACATGGGAAGTTTGGAATACTGGGATATAGCCAATAACCCCTTTCTGTGGTGACACTCACATTGAGGTTGCTCCATGCCACGAACCAATAATGAAAATCTAATCTCCGGCACAGAAACAGAGCGAGTTTCTGTGACTCTCGATGCAGAGCAACTCGTCAAAGATACAACTTCTCAAGCACTGTATGTTGGTGATGGTTCAACTGCTGGTGGAAGGGCAGTTGATGTTCGGCCAGTCAAAGACATCACAGCCAACTACACATTGGTCAGAGCAGACGAAGGAAAGATTCTCAGATTCAATTCTTCAAGTGCAATTACAATCACAATCCCAACCAATGTTTCGGTTGGATATCCAGCCAATCTAACACGAATCCCATTCATCAACTTGGGTGCTGGTGTTGTGACCTTTGTTGGTGATACAGGAGTCACACTATCATCTGTCGAATCCAACATCGACACCAAAGAAAGTGGTGATGTCCACAAGACCGCAACTAACGCTTGGTTTCTGACTAAGGGTGGTTCGGGTGCAAGTGCAATTAACGAACTTACAGATGTGCAATTAACGAACTTGCAGAACACCCAAACTCTGCAATACAATAGTTCCACAAGCAAGTGGGAAAATGTCACATCCACCGATGCAAACACCACTTACGATTTGGCCGTTCCAGCCGCAACCACCAATCTCCGATTAACTGGTTCTGATGGAACGACAGACAATGTGACTTTGACTGGTAGTGGAACAACTTCGATTGCACGAACATCAGCAACCCAACTTACCATTTCCAGCACCGATGCAGATACTACCTATGCCGTGTCGAGTTCGACATCCGGTTCAGATGCGAAAATAGATTTGACAGCAAGTGGTTCGGGTAGCGGAACATCTTCTGTGACTCTCGCCGCAGGTAGCAACATCACAATCTCAGAAACAGGAGATACAATCACCCTCGCCGGAACTGCTGGAACTGTCACCAGTGTTGGTATCACAGGCGGCACTGGATTATCTGTTTCAGGAAGTCCAATTACCAGTAGTGGTTCTGTCACATTAGCAAACACTGGTGTCACATCGAATGTTGCTGGAAGTGGAATCTCAGTTTCAGGTGCAACTGGTGCAGTCACGATTTCCAATACTGGCGTGACTTCGGCTGTGGCTGGCACAGGAATATCCGTGTCGGGTTCGACAGGTGCAGTCACCTTCACCAATTCAGATTTGGGTTCATCTCAAAATATCTTCAAGACAATTTCAGTGGGTGGGCAATCAGATATTGTAGCAGACACCAATGCAGATACATTGACTCTTGCGGAAGGTAGCAACATCACCCTGACGACAAATGCTGGAACAGATACTCTGACTATTACTGGAACAGACACAACTTACTCCGCCGGAACAGGAATCGGTTTGGCTGGAACTACATTCTCAAACACAGACTTGGGTTCATCTCAGAACATCTTCAAGACCATCACAGTCAGTGGTCAGTCAGATATCGTTGCAGATAGCAACTCAGACACGCTCACGGTTGCCGCAGGTAGCAATGTGTCCTTGACTACCAGTGCAGGGTCAGACACGCTTACAATCGCTTCAACGGACACAACCTATTCTGCTGGTTCAGGATTGGATTTGGCTGGAACTACATTCAGTGTTGATGTGTCTGACTTCATGGCTAATGGAGTCAACAATAGAATCCTAACTGCATCGGGTGCAGATGCCATGAATGCAGAGTCAGGATTGACTTTCGATGGAACTACTTTGACTGTTGGTGGAAGCGTAATAATTTCTTCTGACCTCACGGTGAATGGAACTACTACTACCATCAACACTCAGACTCTCACAGTCGATGACCCGATGGTGGTAGTTGGAGATAACAATGCGGCCAACAGTGTTGACTTGGGAATCATTGGAAAATATGTCGATACCAACACATACTACTCAGGACTTCTCAGAGATGCAAGTGCTGGGAAGTTCAGACTTTTCACAACCACTCAAGACTTGAGTTCAGCAACAACAGTTGACCCAACAAACAGTGGATATGCAAATGCGGATTTGATTGCTGGTGCAATCCAACAATCAGGTGCGACAAACGGAATGGTCTATGCCGATGCAAATGGAAACTTACTCGGTGGTCGAACCATCTCAGAAGGTGTCGGAATCGACATCACCAATGGAAGTGGTGTTTCAGGAAATCCAACCATCACTCTTGACTTATCTGAACTATCGACTTCGACATCCAATGGAGATGGAGATTTCTTTGTTGTCGTGGATTCATCCAATGGTCAGAAGAAACTCACAAAGGCAAACATCAACCTCTCAGGTTTCAACAATGATTCCAACTTCTCAACCACAACTGGAACTGTGACCTCAGTTGGGTTTGCTGGAGATAGTGGTTCAACTGCCATCTCAAGTTCAGGAACTATCACTTTTGCTGGTGGAACGAATGTCACAACAAGCCTGTCGGGTTCGACACTCACATTCAATGCCACAGATACCAACACAACCTACTCGGCTGGTAATGGTCTTGACCTGAGTGGAACTACATTCAGCACTGACCTGAAATCGAATGGTGGATTGGTTATCGAATCAACAGAACTTGCAATTGATTTGGGTGCATCATCAATCACTGGAACTCTTGCAATTGGAGATGGTGGAACGGGTGCATCATCAGCATCATCTGCTCGCACCAATCTCGGCTTGGGTTCGTTAGCAACTTTGTCGTCTGTTGCATTCTCAAACATCGCTCCAGCCGCAGTTCAAATTAGTAGCGAATCCTTTGGAGATAATGATACAACAATTATGACTTCTGCCGCTATCCAAGACAAGATTCTGTCCTATGGCTACACTACTAACACTGGAACTACAACCGCATCGAATACTCAGACCTTTACCAACAAGTCAGGAAACATTTCTCAATGGACTAACAATTCAGGATATACAACAAATACAGGAACTACAACGGCAAGTAATACTCAGACATTCACAAACAAATCAGGCAACATTTCTCAATGGACTAATGACTCAGGATATACAACAAATGTTGGAGATATCACAGCCGTCACTGCGGGGCAATCTCTGACTGGTGGAGGCACATCAGGTGCAGTCACTTTGGCCGTCACAGACAACTCAATCAGTGCGCTTCAATTGAATGTTAGTGGCAATGGTAGTTCGGGTCAAGCATTGACCTCAGATGGGGATGGAACTTTCTCTTGGACTACGATGGAAGTTGGCGATATAACTGGAGTCACTGCGGGAACTGGTCTGAGTGGGGGTGGTGTCAGTGGAAATGTCACTCTCAACATTGATTCAACAGTGGCAACTCTCACAGGAACTCAGACTTTCACAAACAAAACTCTGACTTCTCCAACCCTGTCGACTCCGACACTCACTGGACTCATTGCTACAACTTTGACTGCTGGTTCAGAACAGGTCACTATTACTGATGAAAGCGATGACACATTGGTTGAAATTATTCAAACAGGAACAGGACACAGATTCTTGGTTGATAGTGATACGGGTTCGGGCAATTCATCATTCAGGATTCGCCCCGATGGGAAGGTCATGATTGGACTGGCTGAAAATGTTGTAGGTGGTGCTTGGCTTTACAACAAGTATGATACGGCTTCATCTTCTTTCAAGACAAACACAGGGGGGTCAGTTGGAAGTGCTTCATTCACATCAGTTGCCGACACAAATACAGGAATGTATTTTCCAGCCGCAGACACACTTGGTTTAACCACAGGTGGTGTTGAAAGATTACGACTATCAAGTAGTGGTGTTCAATTCAATGGGGCATTTACATTTCCTACGGCAGATGGTTCAGCAAATCAGATTCTTCAAACCGATGGCAGTGGAACAGTATCTTGGGTTGATGACACAACTGGCGACATAACTGGAGTGACCGCAGGGCTTGGTTTGAGTGGTGGGGGAACTTCGGGTTCTGTATCATTAGCACTTGACCTACACGAACTCACAGCGTTAGGTGCAGAAGCCGCAACAGGTGACTATGTTTCGATTGTTGATTCAACAGATAACTCGACAAAGAAAGTATTGATTTCAAACCTACCATTTGGCACAGGCTCAGGCGACATTACCGCAGTGGTAGCATCGACTGGACTGAGTGGAGGGGCGACTTCGGGCAGTGCAACTTTGAGTATTGATTCGACAGTAGCAACTCTCACAGGAACTCAAACTTTTACAAACAAAACACTCACAAGTCCAACACTCACAACCCCTGCTTTGGGAACACCATCTGCATTGGTTCTAACAAACGCAACTGGCTTCCCAACACTCAATCAGAATACCACAGGTAGCGCGGCGACATTGACCAGTGGAAGAACCATAGCAATGACGGGCGATGTTGTTTGGAACTCAGGTTCTTTCAACGGTGGAGGAAATGTCACAGGCGCGGCAACAATTCAGGTTGATGCTGTGGATATTCCTATGCTATCAGCAACAGGAACGGCTTCATCTTCAACCTTCCTTAGAGGCGATAATACATGGGGTGCGCCTTCTTACACAACTGCTTTGGCATGGGGTGCTATTACGAGCAAACCAACAACATTCGCACCTATACTTGGAACTACTTCATCAACAGCATTAGCAGGTGATACTACTACCATAACAAGTGGGCAAGCATCTGCTATAACTGCTAACACAGCAAAGACAGGAATAACTACTGGTCAAGCAAGTGCTATTACAGCCAATACTGCTAAGACAGGAATTACATCAGGACAGGCATCAGCCATTACAGCAAATACTGCTAAGACAGGTATTACATCCGGTCAAGCATCTGCTATTACAGCCAACACAGCAAAGACTGGAATTACATCGGGTCAAGCATCTGCTATTACAGCAAATACTGCTAAGGTATCAAACGCCACACATACAGGTGATGTGACAGGCTCAACCGCACTAACAATTGCGAGTGGTGCTGTCGATATAGCAATGTTATCTGCAACAGGCACAGCATCATCCACAACCTACCTTAGAGGCGATAACTCTTGGGCGGTTGTTTCAGCAGGTGGTGATACAAATGCAGGTGCAGTTAATGGTTCAGCAAGCGCACCTTCATTTGCATTCGCTTCTGATACTAACACAGGATTTTACAGACCTGCGGCTGACGAAATATCCATTACAACTGGTGGTATCAGAAGATTAACTTTCAACGAAGATACCATACTACCACATTGGGCTGACCATTACAGTGTAGGAACGAGTAGTAGGAAGTTCAATAATGGATATTTCAATCTGTTAGATACTGAGAACATCAAAATAAATGGCGCACAAGGTTCTGATGGTCAAGTTCTAACTTCAACAGGTTCAGGTGTTGCTTGGGAAGCAGTAAGTGGCGGTGGTATCACTGGAGTCACTGCTGGAACTGGTTTGAGTGGTGGTGGAACATCAGGTTCGGTGACACTGAACATTGATTCAACTGTGGCGACTCTGACTGGAATACAAACCATGACGAATAAAACCCTGTCGAGTCCGACACTTACAACCCCTGACTTGGGAACACCTTCTGCAATAGTTCTCACCAATGCAACGGGCTTCCCAACACTCAATCAAAGCACAACAGGTAGTGCGGCGACATTGACTACTGGAAGAACCATAGCCATGACTGGAGATGTGGTATGGAATAGTGGTGCTTTCAATGGTGGAGGGAACATAACCGCCGCATCAACGATTCAGGCTGGTGCTGTGGATTTAGCCATGTTGTCAGCATCAGGAACGGCATCATCCTCAACCTATCTTAGAGGCGACAATACTTGGGCGGCAGTAAGTAGTGGTGGCACAACAGGCTATACTTGGACTGATACAGCAGGTTCAGAACAATTCCTAATATCAGACACAAGCGATACTGCACTATTCAAGGTTCAAAATGCTGGAACAGGTAGTATTGCTGAGTTCCACGACCAAGCATCTGATAGCAACTATTGGATTGTTGACCAATATGGAAGGCAATCAATCAAAGGGGCAATTGCACAAGGCTACGATTTAACGGTTGCAGGTTCAGTAAAAACAAGTGGTGTATTTACTTCTGCCGGAAGTGCAGGTTCGCCCCAAATAGCATTCCATTCTGATACAAACACAGGACTGTATAGTGGTGGAACAGACATCTTAGGATTCTCAACTGCTGGAACTTCAAGACTGACCATAGCGGCTGATGGAACAGTTGATGTTGTTGGAACATTAGATACCACTAACCTAACTATTGGTGGGGCGCAAGGTTCTGACGGCCAAGTGCTAACTTCAACAGGCTCAGGTGTTGCATGGGAAGCCGCAGGTTCAGGTGGTGCTTCATCACTCGATGGATTGTCTGATGTCCTGATTGAAAATAATTCAATGTTCGTAGGAACTGTGCCATCCAATGTCGATGGGGCGCAACAATCATTATCAGTTGGTCTTGGTGCATTGCAAGCCATCACAACTGGTGATTACAACACTGCTATTGGTAGGTTCGCATTGGGTGGTTTAACCACAGGTGGATTTGCAACTGGTGTCGGATTCTATGCGGGCAGAGGATGGACTACTCAGAGTGAACAAGTTGCAATCGGACACAGTGCTGGAAAGACCAACACTGGTGGTGGAAATGTGCTGGTCGGTGGAAGGGCAATGGAGAATGATAGTGCGGGTGGTTCAAACACAGTAGTAGGTCATTGGGCTATGCAACAAACTGAGGCCGCAAATAACAATACAATGATTGGATATTTCGCTGGCTATGGAAATAGCACCATCACAAATCAGGGTGACAACAATGTAGGAGTTGGCTCACAGGCATTGCGTAATTTCCAAACTGCAAGAGATACTGTCGCAATTGGCAGTTCTGCCGGATATGCTTTGACGACTGGAGAACGCTCAACACTTGTTGGAACTGATGCTCTCAAAGCAACGACCACTGGACATCGAAATCTCGCTATCGGATATCGCAGTTTGTATGTGCCGGACACAGAATCAGACAATCTCGGAATCGGCTACGAGGCATTGGGCGGCGCAATCGCTGGCGGGGAATACAACATCGCAATTGGAAACCACTCTGCCGATGCGCTCACGACTGCTGATAAAACGGTCATGATTGGCTACAATGCTGGAACGGCAATCACGACCATGACTGGCGCAACTCTGATTGGATATCAAGCAGGTATGACTGCGACTACTGGAACTGAAATGACCGCCGTTGGATATAACGCCGCAAGAGGTGTGGGTGGAACTAACACTGTCACTGCAATCGGCTACGAGGCATTGGGTGATGCTTCACAATCCTACGGCACAACTGCGGTAGGTCATTGGGCTGGTAAGGGTTCAACTGGAAGTGCGAACACACTCATCGGCAGAAGTGCTGGTCGGGCGGCTACTGGTAATCGCAATGTTATGCTCGGTTCGTCTGTCGGTTGGAACACTTCTTCCGGCTATGGGAATGTTCTGATTGGGTCTGATGTTGTTAATGCGGGTGCAACTGATAGTCAGCGACTCAAGATATGGGGTTCTAACTCCGGTGGTTCAGCCCATGTGAAATGGATTGAAGGAGATAATAGCGGAGTCATCAAGTTCAACGATGCCTTTTCGTTCCCTGCCGCAGATGGTAGCGCAAATCAAATCCTGAAAACAGATGGTAGCGGAACATTAACTTGGACGACACCCTCAAGTGGCGGTGCTACTGCTATTGGTGGTTTATCTGATGCGGTCACAACCGCTACGAACAATGTAGGGTTAGGTAGCGAGGCACTTGACGCGATTACAGCATCTCAAGGAGAAGCCAATGTAGGATTAGGAGTAAGGGCAGGTTCGGCCATTACCACAGGAGATTACAATACGGCAATAGGCTATCAATCATTACAACTTCTTGAAACGGGCGGAACCAACACAGGTATTGGCGGTTATGCCGGATATAAGACAACTGCGGGTAATGGAACATTCGTTGGATATAGTGCCGGAAGAAACCTAACTTCGGGTCATGGGAATACTGCTATTGGTTCAGAAAGTATGAATGCAGGGTCATCCGCAACAGCCAACTACAATACAGCACTTGGAATGAGAAGTCTAAAATCAATAACTACCGGAACACGCAACTTAGCAATAGGGTATCAAGCCCTTGATGCCGCAGACACCGAATCAGACAACATAGCGATTGGTTATGACGCTCTTGGTGGTGCTGTTGCTGGTGGCGAGAAGAACATCGCTATTGGAAACTATGCAGGTGACGCATTAACCTCCGCAGACCATTCAATACTAATCGGATATCAGGCCGGCACAGCAGTCACAACGGGTGGCAACCATGTTATGATTGGACACACGGCAGGTGCGGCAATTACTAATCAAGCAACAGGAGTATTTGTTGGTTATAGAGCCGGATTCGCCAGCACCGGATGGAGTGACACATTGATAGGAAGTCAAACAGGAACTTACAGTGGTGGGTATAACACAGTTGTAGGCCATAATGCTATGACGGCGGGAACAGGAACAGGAAATGTATTTGTTGGTTGGGATTCAGGTTTGGGAGTTGCAAGTAATGCCGCCCATGCTAATGTAGGATTAGGTAAATCTGCTTTGAAAAACTTAACCACAGGCAGTTCTAATATCGCAGTCGGGTCATACGCCGGTCAAAAAATAACAACAGGTCAAAACAACCTTATTCTTAGCAGTAAATCAACAGCCGGTGCGACCTTGACAACTGGTAGTTATAATGTCCTCATTGGAAATGCAGATGTTAGTAGTGCAAATGTTAGTCAATCATTAACCATATCATGTGGGAATGGAACTATAAAATGGATTGAGGGTGATAGTGGTGGTGCAGTAAATCTTCCTAATTCGATTCTTAAGATTGCTGGCTCAGTTGGTTCAGACGGACAGGTTCTAACTTCGACAGGTTCAGCAGTAGCATGGGAAACCCCTTCCAGTGGCGGTGCTTCTGACCTCAATGATTTGACCGATGTAATCAGCAACATCACCAACTTCACAGACAGCATTCTAATATCTCCTGATGGTGCTGTTCCCCCACATGGAATCCTGAATAATGCACACTCAAATATCGGAATCGGAAAGGATGCCCTTTCCTCAGTCACCAGTGGTTCATCCAATGTCGCAATCGGAAAGGATGCTATGAAGTCCATGACTACGGGCTACAAGTCTGTCGCAATTGGCTACCGAGCGATGGATGGTGCAACAGGCCAAGCGCAAGGTGTTGCTATCGGAACGGATGCTGGAAGAAACATGGCTTCAACAAATAGCGTAGTTATTGGTGCGGTTGCGGGAACTAATCTAACAACCGGAGCAGGTTCAGTATTCATTGGAGAATCGGCAGGTAGCGGAATCACCACAGAAGCACACAACATTGCGATAGGTTCGATGGCTCTGTCGAGTGGCAATTACAATGGCGGAACTTACAATGTTGCCATAGGCTCGTTTGTCGGCTATGCTCACACCTCCGGCTCAAACAACATAGGAATAGGAAGTTGGGCATTCCGATACTTGACTTCGGGCGGTGACAACATTGCTTACGGAAGGAGTGCGAATCATGGGGTCACTACCGGAAATCGCAACATCGCCATAGGAACTAATTCCTACGATAACGCAGATACAGAATCGGACAATCTCGCCATAGGCTACGATGCTATGACGGGTGCAGTTGCAGGTGGAGAGTTCAATGTCGCAATCGGAAACTACTCACTCGATGCACTAACCTCTGCTGATGATGTAGTAGCCATCGGATATCAGGCCGGAACTGGATTGACCACAGGTGGCCGGAATGTTCTGATTGGCAAGGATGCAGGGAAGGCTTTGACCCATTCCGCGCAGTGTGTAATAATCGGAAAAGAGGCTGGGGGAATCGGAACTCAAGGACATCGAAATGTGTTCATCGGAGAAACGGCAGGTAAGCGAACCGATGGTCATGACAATGTTGTAATCGGAATGGAGGCTGGTGACGATGGTGCATCTTACGACCAAGTAGTATTTGTCGGCAGAGGCGCAGGTAAGAGATGGGGTGCGTCTGATGCAAACATAGCCATCGGATATATGGCTGGGGGTCAGAGTGGAACTGCATCAAGTAATGATGCAAACGGCAACATAGCCATCGGCAAGAACAGTGCGAATGCCATCACAGACGGCGACCTGAATATCATTGTCGGAAAGGACAGTGGGAGCAACATCACCTCCGGCTCAAACAATGTCGTAATCGGTGGTGCTAATGTTGCATCGGCTACTGGTGATGACCAACTATCAATTTCTTCGGGCGATGGAAGCCCCGTTTGGATGACAGGCAATTCATCAGGAGTTGTTGACTTCCCCAATGGATTGACAAACAACGGTGCGTCTATGGGTGCTAATACAGATTCGGGTGCTTTCAAGTTCACAGAATCATCAAGAGTTCCGATGATGAATGGAACTGCTGGTGGTATGACTACTCAGACAATGAATGGTTATTGGGCTTATGGCAATTTAGTTAGTTTTACAGAAAGTAAAACTCTATCTAACGCATGGATTTACATTAACTCCTTGTCAAGTGGCTCGGCTGATACCGGAGTAGTTGCGGCACTGTATGAGTTGCCTTCATCAACATTAACTTCTTCTTCTCTTAGTAGCACCTTAATTGCTACGGCTACTTGGGCTTCTTCATTGTTTGTCACAGCATCGGGTTCAACAGGCTACAATTCAGTAAGTTGGGTAGCCGCAAGTGGGCAATCATTACTATTGGATAGTTCAAAGAATTATGCTATTATGGTTTCAAATTGGGCAAACAACCAAAGCACTTCGACACCATTCAATGTCTTAGCATGGTCGTCTAATACATTACCTAACATCTCAGGTTCAGCAGGTAATGTCGGTGTATCTAATGGATTCAAATTATGGATAAATGGTTCAACTTCACCCGCCGCATCACCAAGTCTTTCAAACTCAGGAACAGGGGAGAAAGCCGCAATATGGACTACATTCTCATGATGGAATAAAGAGATGATAATATGATGATTAAATTAAGCACACTATACCGAACAGAAAATGGGATTCCCTATGATGTCACATGGGAAACTTTCAGGGAATCACGCGACCTTGCACTATTAGCAACTGATGTTCATTTGTTAGTGGATAAATACAATGCCTTAACAGAAGAACAACAAGAGGCAATTACTACCTTTAGACAATGGTTAAGGGATGCAACGAAAAATTATGATTCAGCAAATGATGCTGTTGATAATTGGCCTCAACCGGAAGATTGGTTTTAGACGCTATGAGATACACAAATAAACCACAACGACAGGGATTTGAAACAATGGCTCTGAAACTATCCTATGAAACCCCCTATGGACTGACTTGCGCTGATGCCTATTGGCGAATCAAAAGATGTGCAGTTGAAATTGAACTTTCATCTGTCGACCCCGAAAGCGATGATGTTCCCACCAAGACATATTTCGTGACTGGTGGATTGGAAGTATTCGTATCTGCGGCAGACCACACTGCGGGCAAACCTCCTATTGGTGGAGGCACTTACAGAATGCCTTTGGATATGGATGCAACAGATATGTCCAATGTCGTTGCTGAATCATACAAGTGGCTCAAGACTCAGGCTGAGTTTAGTGGCGCAGAAGATGTCTGATTTGTTGTCTTTCATCGAATGGATGAAATACCGGATTCATGGGTGGATTAACAATGTCTGACGATGAACCCGTTGCACCAGCACTGCTTACTGATACCGAACTACTCTCCATAGTTGCTGGAGATAGATTGGTGTATATCCAAATGCTTGAATCATTCAAGAACGATGTGAGTAATCTCATCATTGGTTTGAATAACAAATTGAGTGAAGTCAATCAACAAATCCAACTCAGGAATCAAGCACTTGTCGATGGCGGCAAGGCGATGTTTGTTGCAGATGATGAACAGGCTGATGAAGAAGAATGAGTGAGGATAAGATACACTGGAATCTATCGTCTAACATTGGCGATGAGAATGCGTGTATCACTACGCCTCTATACCCATGAAGTCTGCAAATGCAGGGCGGCTTTGCATCCTGTATTGGATATGAGAATTAAGTCCAACAGCCCTTGTTTCAATTCCAGTAGTCA